GCGTCCGGGCAGCCTTGAGCAGCCGCGCCCCGCTGGTGCGGCGGGAAGGAGCGCCTCCAGCAGGGCGCGACAGCATCACTCGTCTCCAGTCCGCTCGGGCGGCGGTTTCGTCCGAAAGCCCAACCGCGCCGCCAGGAGTTCTACGCCGGGAGAACCCTTGAGGTACGTATCCGGCCCCCTCGCCAGCGCCAGGCTGGCGGGGGAGAAGGTCTTCGTGGCGATAAACAACTGGAACCCGTCGCCGTGCTCGTTGGACAGCACGCCCTGTACGAACTCATCATCGGCACCGCCCAGGATGGCCTTCGTCACTCGTACGGGATGGCGTACTATGCGCGGCTCTTCCAACATCTCAACTCTTGCGGCCCTTCCCGCCGCCACGGCCACCGCCGCGTCCATAGCCCGGCCCGCCGCTTGGGCATGGCTTGGTATTGCGTGCTGCCCGCTGGCCGCCCGGCCGCCCCACGCCCCTGCCAGCGCCGCTTCTCGGCCTAGCCTGCCCCCTCGGATTCGTCTTACTGCTTGCCATGACGCTCCTTTCTATTCCATCCTGCATTTGATGTTCGCGTCGCATTGGATACCAGCATTCGCTACCTCGAAAGTGGCCGACATGTCGCAGCCGCACCGAATGCCATGCACGAACTCCATGTCCACGACCCCGCAGTCCGGCATCGCCCATTCCCAAATCACAGTCTCGCCCTCATAGATGGTCGCTCGACCGGCACAGCCCTGCGTTGAGGCGCAGGATCCCGCGAGTCCGGTGATCACGAGGCACCGCCCTGGTCCGGGTGAATTCACACTCGCCACCGCCAGGCCGACAGCCGAATCAGTCGCCCGCCGCTCCCGGTCGTCATCCTCGGTATGGATGACCTGGCGGCCAGCATATCCTGCTTGAATCGCCTTAGTCATCGCCTACTCCAGCCTGCATTTCATGTTGAGCCATAGCTCCGCACCATCACAGAACGCGAAGAGCCTCGCATCCTCGCCAGGGGCGCAGCGAATCCCCTGCACAAACTCCATCGGCTGGGCCCCGCAGAGCGGGAACCGCCACCGCCGAAGAATATCCTCGCCACCCCATAGCTCCACCTGGCAGCAGTCAGCCCACGGGCTGCCCTGGCTCACTACTATCCCAGTCACTACCAGCGCCCGGTCGGCGTCTGGTGGGCTGATCGTCAGTTCCACTACCTGGAACCCGCTGGCCGTGCCCCGATAGAGCCGGTCCGACTCCTCCGTGTGGATGACCTGACGGCGCGCATAACCCGCCTGAATGTAGCCGCTCATAGCCACGCCCTCAGTACGCCCGCCACTCACCCAGCGGCAACTTCGACAGCGCCGCCGCCGTGAAGGTCGAGATGCACAGGCCCGTGGAGATCTGCGCATACTCGCCCGCCTGCGGTCGGTGCCCCTCGTACTTGATCTCATGCCAGCGCTTGAGGCTCATGCCGCCTGCCGTCGCGCAGGCCGCGTCAGTCAGGAACATCGTGCGCTGGTACAGATCCATCACCTCGCTCAAGCTCAAGCTCGCCCAGCCGCCCATGGCAGCCTCCTCTCACCACTCGTAGATCAGCGCCACATACGGCGCCGCGTGCGTCCTCAGTACCTGCTTGCCGTCCACCGTCAGTTTGATGTCGCCGTATTCCTTACCGCTTGCCGCCAGCCCCAGCGCCAGAACTGGCCTGCCTACATGGCCCAACTTCACCGACACCCCCGGGAAGACGGTCCTCTCGCTTGTCCCCTCGCGCTGCGCCAGTATCAGGTCAATGTCCAGGGCCGCAGTAGTGCCTGTCGCCAGGGAGCCCTCATAGAGCCGATAGTTCACGCCAGGCCCGTAGCCCTTGGCCTCGTCGCCATTGATGGCGTAGAGCCCCACGCCCTCTATGTCGGCGAACACCGCCGCCACTTCGTCCACCAGGCCTGCCGCCGCCGGCAGCGCTGCCATCACAGTCAGCACCGCCACGATCAAACACAGAATCATCGGTCGCATCATCTCTTCGTCACCTCCTTGCCCTTTCGGGCGCTGCTGGCTTGGGCTTCCACAGCCCTCGCCACTTGAGAAAGGCTACTGCCTGGTGCGACCCCGGCAGCCGCCATTCATCCATCGCGCTTCGATGTCTCCCCCATACCGCCACCGCCTTGCCGTCTAGCGTCACGAACGCGATCTTGTCCTCGACGCTTAGGCCGACGCGCCCCTTCCCCCGCCCCAGCATCCGCTCCCTCGGGGGCCTCGGTGCCAGCCGTATCGCCAACCGTTTCATCCTTGCTTCTCCCTGCGACACTCGCCGCCGCTGCGCTCACAGGCACCGTCCGCCGCGGCTGTTGCTTGCCCCGGCGCTCCAGGGGTGTGGGAGGCTTCTCGCGGGCCTCTGCTGGTTCCGCACGCGGCCTCGGCCCTGGCCGCCTAACGCCCTCCCGAATGCCCTCCCGAATGGCCTCCAGGGCGACCTCCCGGCGCGTTTCCTGAAGGGCCACGGCAGCGCAGGCGTCTACTAGCGCATGGCCGGCCCTGGGTGCCTGGCGCAACTCGCTGGGCTTGCAAGTCACGTCCCAGCCGCACCCGCACCGCAAAGTGACATCATCGTGAGTCCGGCCCTCCTCCTGGACTACTGTCTCGCTGCCGCAAGCCGGGCACAGGTGGAGGTCCCTCACCTTGAACGCGGCCAGCACGGCGCCGCTATACGTGCCGTGGTGCTCCAACCGCTCGATGATTCTGCGCTTCCGGTCAAGCCGTACCGGCATACTTGCCTCCCTTGTATCCCTCATCCAAGCCCCCCCTCAGCACGTCGTTCACGCCCTTGGAGGTCTCCTCTGCCTGCTCGTCCGGCTCGATCTCCGGCGTGGGCGGTCCCTCTTCCGGCCCTTCCGCCCGCTGCGGCGCCGCCGGCAGCCCACCGATGTCGCGCAGATGCGCCTCCAACTCGTCGTCTGCCGTCAGGCCGCCCGATTTCAACAGTTCCGAGATGGGTCCCGCGAGGTCGTCTAGGGCCGGGCTTGCCACGTCGGCCGGCACGACTTCCGGGTCTTTATCCAGCCGGAACCCATTGATGCGCAGTAGCGGGCCTACAGCGAAGCGATTCACGGTCGCCGCGATCCGCTGCTCCACGATGGCCCGAACGCTCTGCGCGAACAGGTCCTTGTGGGTCAACGAGAGCGCGTAGGAGCCCGCCTGCCCCTTGCCCAGCTCCAGAAACTGCGCCAGGACGCTGGCCGCGATGTTCCAGTCCAGCCGCGCGACCACGGCGTTGGTGTCAATGCTCTTCGCGCCACCGCCCCGCTCCAGGCGGAACTCCCAGCCATGTGGCAGCGCAACGCCCGCCTGGTCGTCTATCCGCACAGAGGTGAGCAACTGCTCAACCCGCGCCAACTGCGCCGCCATCACGGGGTCCGTAGCATCCCAGAGGTTTACGCCCTCCGGCGGCTGCACCACCGGCAGACCCGCCAGGTCTCGCTCGATCCCGATGGCCTCGATGTTCTCGATGCGCTTCTTCATGTACCAGGAACGATAAGCGCGCCGCAGGATCGAAGCCCCCTCGGGATTCCCACCAGCCGGCTTCGTGCGGAAGAGCAGCGACTTCCCGATGGGAATCTCCACGGTCCCGCCCGTCTCGGGATCCCGCTGCTTCATGCCCTGGATACCGCCAGCCTCATCGAACAGCCACTCGTCAAGCGTATCCTGGGCCCGAAACGCGAACTTGCGCCAACCCACCTTCCCATCATCGTACAGGCTGGTGGTAGTCGACTTGCTGGTCGGACCGCGCCGGTACTTGAGCACCTTCTCGAAATACGCCCACCCGTAGGGCAGCATGGTGAGCGCGTCGGTGAGGAAGTCCTCCCAGGTATGGCTCATGTCGCCCATGCACTGCTCGATGAACTCGGCCGCGACTTCGCCGTCCGGCCCCTCCCCCGGTTCGACGTGCCAGGCCCCCGAGAGAATGACCTGCTCGATGGCGTAGAGGACGCGCCCGACAGTCGCGTCGTTCTGCGACATCTCCGAGTAGGCGGCGCGGCCCTGCTCGCCCTGGAGTTGGCGCAGGGGCTCGGCCCAGATGGTGCCCCCCATGCGCCGCAGGCCGCTGCGCCCGAACTCGCGCATGGTCACGCGCGGTGTTTTGTCTGTGTCCGCCTTTGCCGTGGGCACTGGCATGTTTCAGCCATCCCAGTCTCCTTCCCGCATTGCCTACTGCCGCCAACTCCGCTCTGGCCGGAAACTCGTGCTCCTAGAGGCCGCCGCCAAGCCGCCATCCCACTTCCTGCGCCCCGCGCCGTCCCCGCCGTCGTCATCCGCCTCCTGCGCCGTATTCTCGCCCAACAACTGCCAATGCTGCGCCTTCGCTGCCGCCAGGCTCATGACGCCCCAGTAGGCGAAGGCCGACGCCATCACGCAGTCGTCGTGCCCGCCCTCGGGGTGCCCATAGCGGATCCGCCCGCTCGCCAACCGCTGCGGCTCGAAGACATTGAACTCCGCCACCACCACGGGGTCCGCCAATAGCGTCACGGTGCGTGCGTCATAACCCACCTTGAGCGCCTCGATGATCTGCTGCTTGCTCAGGGCCGTGGTAGCGAAGGCCTCGATGCGCAGCCGCAGGCCCATTTCAGCGGCCTTGTGTACGAGCATGTCGTATATCGGCTCTCCCGGGCCGTTGCTCTCCACCACGAGCACCGAGGCCCCCAGCCTCTGTGCCATGCCCAGCACCCTGGCCGCCTGCTCGACGTAGTCCACGGTTCGCAGCCGCTCCATCGCCAGGCTGCGGCCCTGCGCATCCATAGCCATGGCCACCGAGTAATCCTGCCACTTGGCGGGGTCCCAGCCGATCACGATGGGCAGAGTCGGTTCCTCGGGGGGATCTGCCGCGTGCGCCGCCGGGTTGGGGAACAGCGCCGCCTCATCGCTGGGGAACTCTCCGAAGTATTCCTGGCAGACCCAGCGGCTCAGGCCCTCCTCGTCCACGGCCTGCTGGACCTCGCTGGCGTCCACGTGCGGGTTGCCGTCCTCGTGGGGCTCGACCTCGATCCCCCCGCCACGCTCAAATGCCTTCCACTGCGCGTAGAAAAGCCCGCAGACGCCCGGCACCGCCGGATCGTCGCCCAGAGCGCACTGGTGCTTGAACTCCCCCTGCGCGTAGGGCGTGCCGTTGATGAGCAGCAGCCGCAGGCGGTCCTTGTTCTGGAGCGCCGGGCGCAGGGACTTGAGGACCTTGTCCAGCCGCATCCGGTCCGCGTCGGAGATCACGACGATGTCCACGTCGGCGGCGGCCAGCATCTCCGGGCGCTCCGCGGTGCGCGTGGCCACGAAGACGTCGCTCTTGAGCCACATCTGCCGTTTGCTCTCATTGGGCGTCCCTGCCATCCAGGCCGCTGGCACGGCGCGCTTGCGCTCCTCCCACAACTGCTCACCCAGCGGATAGGACGGGTCAACGAACCACACCACGACCTTGGGGGCCAGCCATGGGGGCCGGTCGCCCTCAGCGGCGGCCATAGCCAACTTGAGGGCGAGATCCGTGCACATCCGGTCCTTGCCCCAGCGGCGAGGGGCCCGCAGCACGATGCGCCGGCACCCTTCCGCGATAGCGGCGTCAATGCGCGCCAGAGCCTTTACCTGGCCGGGATGCGGGTCGAACGGCAGGACCTCAAGCCCCGCCGCTGTCTGCTGCTGGGCATTAGCCAGCCGCGCCCATTCCAGCATCGCCGCTTGCTCTGTGAAGTTCCCGAACAAAGT